GGCAAGATGTTGCTCTCGCCCTAGAGATGCTCCTTGCTGGTAACAAAATCAATACGGTAGCTTACGCTTCTTTAAAAGATGAAGTAGTTAAGATTGACAAAGTTAAAAGTCGTCTTTTCTATATATCAGATATTCTGAATATTCTACTTTCGTATGATTCTTGCTCCGATCTTCTCTTTGATTGCCCAGTTTCCACTTTTATTTGAATGTATGCAAGGAATTAATCCCTACTCTTCAGAGTGGGATTCAATTTATAAGTACCTCACGGAAAAAGGACAAATTTATGGTCTCGAAGGTGATTTTTCAGATTATGATCTTACATTGCCTTCAGAAGCTATTTTCCAGTCATTTTGTGTGATGGAAAGACTTTTGTTAGAGTCTGGCTTCGACGATAATTCTATCCTTGTTTTTAAAACCTTTTCAGCAGAATTTACAAATCCCGTAGTTGTTATGGGGGATTTTGTTTATAATTGGAATAAAGGTAATGTTTCAGGAAATTACTTAACCTTTATTTTAAATTCCATGTGCAATAGTCTTCTTGATCGATCCATTTTTCATCATTTAACGGGTGATTGGGATTTTGATCTTCATGTGAGAACAATTAAAGGAGGTGATGATACACTGTCTATGACAGATGGTCATTATTCTTCTTATAATATTTTAACTATTTGCCAATGTTTCTCTGAAATTGGTATGGTGTTTACTTCTACATCCAAAGACACGCAGATGTTGTCCTATATGCCTATAGAAAAAGCTTCTTTCTTTAAAAGAAACTTTGTTGTGACCCAAGATGGAGTTAAGGCTCCTATTGACCCGAAAAGCATTGTTAAGATGACCACTTGGACTCTCTCACCCAATGATATCTTACAATTTGAAGGATCTACTCGTAGTGCTCTTATAGAAGCAGCGCAATATCCTAAAGAAACTTTTGATCAATTTTCAGAAAGTTTAAGAATAGCTTTGTCCAACATTAAACTTGGTTCAATTGCTATGGATGCTACTAGTATGTTTCCTAAAGAGGTTTATTCATATAACACATATGTTAAAGAGCAGATTCCATTGTCTTATGATAAACCCAAGACTCTTTTCACAACCCAATTCTATGAAAGGGATTATTATAATTCCTTTGCTCCTATTATTGGAGCGCATTTGGATGACCTTTGTTTTGTCACTCCGTTATCCCAGCAATAAGGCCCCCTTGAGCCTATAACGCATTTC